AAAGATTTGGTTAACCGTTTTGCCTGACGGTATAGTAATAGTCTTACTGAAGTCCGTAAGCCTCTTCTGTGGATTATTTACATCGTAAGCCTCTTTGGTCAGAGGTATTGCACCCTCGTTGTGAGGTATTATGTTGCCAGCTATGATGTGCTCTATTACCATTGTCTCTTGTCGCTATTGTCTATCGTCATTGTCAAAGCTAAGCTAAATACCTTGCCGTTTTCAGACCTCTTACGCTCGTAAGTACTGCCTTGCACGTTTACACTTACAAAGCCGTCAGGGCTATTCCAATAAACTTCGGGAGACGATATAAGGTCTTCTAAGCCGTTTGACTCAAAATCTGATAGCAACCTACTATTAAGAGCGTAAGACTCGCTTACAGACGTGTTAAACGCCCTCGTGCGTTGTGCTGAGGTAGTGTATTGTAATGACGTTCCGCTTATTCTGTCCGTAGAGTATTTTGCAAAGGTCTTATTTATGTTAGCAGTCTCTACGCTCTTGCCGTCAAATACGAAGCTATCAAAGCCACCCCATCTATTTAGCCAGTGTAGTTCGTATGCAGTGTAGTTAGTATCGCAGTCGTCTATTTCGTAAAGGTAAGCATCTGAGGCAAGTTCTAAAGTAGACTCGTCATAAATACCTATTGCGTAATACTTGCAGTCGGTAAATACTGGGGCTAAGTCCCAAGAGTGAGAAGGCAGCTCTGCTCTACCTACATCTAAAGTAAAATAGTTTTGTGCCGTTGTGCCTAAGTCTAACTTACTAAGTGTTAATGTGGTAAAGTCTTTGTCTAAAGTCTTTAGCCATACCTGAAAATTACTTGACGAGTCTCTTTGTATCCATTGTATCTGTACCTTTTGGTCTGCCTTTACCTTTAAGAAGCTATCGCTACTACTGAATGCGTTAATCACTGGTGTGGTGTTATCAAAGCCGCTAAGTAGATTAGCATACTCTTCACTCGTAGCAAGTTGATAGTTCTGCCAAACGTTATTCGCAAATTCAATATAAGTAGGCGAGGCGTTATAAGAAGCTATCGTGTCAGAAGTGACAGCCGACCCTTGTAGAGCGTTATCGTAGTACTCTTGGAACGTAACGCTAAAATACTTTAAAGCGGTGGTAGCTACGTCTACATTATCTCCATCTAAAAGCGAGTACTCGGACGATACAAAAGACTTTACTACATCTTGAATGCTTAGTATAGCCTGAGTACTTGAAGGTCGTATATTTATCTGCTGAGTGCTTATTAAAGTAGCTCCGTAATACACTTTGCAGATTATCTTAAATCCGCTTTCTGAAGTGCTGGTAGAGCTTACCAAGTACTCTATTGGTGCATAGGCTGGATATACGTATGAGTTATCGGGTTGGTCTTGTATTGTTATCGCCATCTTATTTATATATACAAAAGTACCGTTTAAAATTTAACGTATAAAAAAAGCCCCTTATTTCTAAGAGGCGTATGCAGACTACTTGGGTGCTTCCCTTTTTCGTCTGCTTATAATTGCAATAGCACAAATATAGTATTTTTATTTTATTTTTACGACGGATAATACATAGCCGTCAAACTGCTCCAGTAATTTCTTCTCAAAATCTATCTGCTGCTGGTCGTTTATTACATTAGTGTAAAAGCGGCTCGGCTTTAGACCCTTGTTAAATATGCTCTTAGCTATTGCGAAGGCTATACCGTTACGGATAGCTTCTGCATCCCTACGCTTGCCTGATTTTGTGTTGCTTTTTTTAGGTGCGTTTATACCTCTGTTAAGCATAAATTTACGTATCGCTTTTATTGGAGGCATTTTGTCTGTATACTTAAATCGGCTTATGCCTTTGTTATACTTTGCTCCGCTTACACCCTCGTCTAAGTACTCATAGTAAGAAGGCATACTAATCTCTACCTTAAAACCGTTTGCCGTTATAGTAATAGGGTTAGCGTTCTCCTCTCCTATTGCCGCAGCAGTACCACCGCTTGACATTGGGTAAGCCTTCTCAAGCTCTAACCTGAACTTATTGATTGTACTCTGCCAGTAGCCCAATAATGAGTTAAATAGTATTTGTTGCTCTCGTGTCATTTCATTAAACTTTTTTCGTATTCTGCCTTCTCGACTAAATAAGCCCACCAATTTAAAAACTCGATAGCTCCTAACTTTGTAGTCTCGTTTATGCTTATATTGTGTAGGTCTGCCATAGCTGCTATTATACTGAAGAGTCCAAATCTTCGTCCAAAATCTCCCTTACCATCGTCAGGCTCTCCGTCATCCACTTGTCCAAAGAGTCCTCTGTATTGCTCAAGTAATCGTTCCAGAGATTCCAAAAAAAAACAAAGACATTCCAAACTCCTTTTAACTCAGTACCCCTTATTAAGGCTGCTCGCTCGTTTAAGCTAAGCCCATCGTCTCCGTACTCCTTACCTTTAGGCTTACAGATAGCTGCTAATAGCAAGTCCATCACCTTAACTCCTTCGCCTTGATGTTTACTGCGTATATTGATAACGTCCAATAGCTGACCGCTTGTAAGGTTGTCAGGCTTATGCTCTATATGATATTTAATGCCATTTAGCTCTATCTTATTATTAATTTTGAGCTTCTCTAATTGCCGTACATTAAACTCGTTAAGCTCTGCTATCATAGCTGCAAAGTCTTTTAGCTTAATCTTGCTCGCCTCGTCATAGGTTATACCCCTTATAGCGGCTACCGCATATATATTCTGCTCCATAATTGGCAGGTTCGCGTCTATATCGTTTAATAGCTGGTACTGCCCGACCGTTATATTAGACAACTTTGTATTTTCCATATCCTTTCTTACTGAATTTATGCATTATTAAATATCTTAGAGCGTCTATTGCGTGGTTGTAGTTGTCTATTGGTACGTTTAAGCTCTTACCTGACCTATCCACTTTCCACTTGTACTGCTCCAGCTCTTTTATTAAGTTCTTACTACTCGAATGTACGTTTATTTTATAACCTTTCAAAAGGTTTATTCCAAACATTACGCTATCGCTTCCCTTCTTTACTCCATCTATTGTCCACCTCATACGCCTTAGCTCTTCTATACTTTTAGGCTCTGAGCTATCTGCCACTATTAGAGAGCCTCTGCTTACGTTTAAAGCCTCCATCCTATTACTTATATCAGCGTTAGTCATTGCGGTGTCGTAGATAAGCTCTTTGACCCATAGCTCGCCATCTTGCATCCTAACCTCTATTAGTGTGCTTGGGTCATTACTGAAACCAAAATCCATTCCGTAGCCTATTAGCTTCTTATCTGCAAAGTCCTCATTAGTTACAAACCACTTACGCAATACCAGCCCTTCTATTCTCCCAGTCCTACCCCTTGCGTATACCTTCCATAAGTCTATATCGTTATTCTTTAGAGCCTCTATCTTCTCCCTAACCTTATCGCTTAAAAAAGGGTTATGCCTATGGTCTGATATGATGAGATGAGTATTGGGTAAAGGTATTAGCTTATCGTGTACCCAGAATGACGCATCAGGGTTGTAGTCTATGTACACTTGCTTACGAGTTCTAAGGCTCAGCTGCTCGTATACATTGTACGGTATACCGTTTGCTTCGTTGATGAATAAGTAGTCTCTCTTACCTGACTTTGCGTCTTGGTCGTTATCGTAGCTATTAAACTCCATTATAGAGCCATTCTTAAAACTGAATACCCTATCTGACCTATTGTAGAAGGTCACTTGCTGCTTAATCGCCTCGTCTGCGTTATGTATATCTATCGCATCTCTCAACGCTCCCACCTTCAAATTAGGTATGTCTTGCCCTACTACCGTTATCGTACAAGTCTCTGCTATTGCTTTGCTAAACAATACTTGGAGTATAGCATAAGTCTTACCTGAGGAAGTGCCTCCCTGATTGACTACGACATCCGCAGTACATTCAAAATTTTGGCGATATAGAGCAGAGGTGTTAATCAACTATATCTTTCTCGCTATTGGCAAACGGTACGCCAGTGTCTATTATATTAATATCTAAACTCTTGTAGGTAGTCTCTTGGTGTACCTCAGTACGCTCTATGTATCCTCTCTTCTTGCCTTTGGTTTTTAGGTAAAATATAGTACCTGATGTATTGCCCTCTTTTATCTGCTTATGCAGTTGGCTCTCTGCAAAGTCTAAAGCTATATTTTCTATGTCCTCTACTGCTTCTCTGTATATATCGTCTTGCTTTAGCCAAGTGTAGTGCGTATTCCTACTTATACCTACTGACTTACAAGCAGAGGTAACTATACCTAACGACTTCTCTAAAGCCTCAAGCATTGCAGCCTTTTGTATGTCATTTTTTGTACTCATTTCCGTTTATTTTTATTTCTAAATTAGGGTCTAAGTTTAACATTCTATCTATAATAACTTGGCAGTATTTAGGGTCTAATTCCATACCGTAGCATTTACGTTTAAGCTGGTGAGCTGCTACCATTGTAGAGCCAGAGCCTAAGAAAGTATCTATCACTATATCCCCTATTTTAGATGAGTTTTCCATTGGCTTAATGCAAAGATGTATTGGCTTCATAGTAGGATGCTCTTCAGACCTTGATGGTCTATCCATATCCCAAACAGTAGTCTGCTTTCTATCGCCATACCATTTATGAGAACCTCCATCTAACCAACCATAAATACAAGGCTCGTGCTTCCAATGATAGTCAGACCTTCCGAATGTAGAATTATTCTTATTCCAAACTATATATGACTTAAATAAAAACCCAGCGTTTAAAAACTGCTGAATAAAGTTGTGTGTTTCTGATGAAGCGTGCCATACATATATTGCCCCTCCCTTTTTTACAGCAGTAGATAAAGTAGTATAAGCATCATATAGAAACTTAGGGAAGTCTTCTAACTTGTCATTGGCTATCTTCTCTCTTTTTTTACTGCCACCTTCGTAATTTATATTGTAAGGTGGGTCTGTGTGAACCATATCTGCCTTCTCGCCATTCATTAACTTTGCCACTTGGTCAGAGTCCGTACTATCACCACATAATAACCTATGCTCTCCTATCTCTATAAGGTCTCCTAAGACTACATCTACTTGCATATTATCAGGCTCGGTATAATCGTCCTCCTCTGCCTCTAATTCTGTTACCTCCTCAAAAGGGAAACCCTCTAAACCCCAGTCCTCAAGCTCTTGAGTATCCCACTCATTAGCCAGCATCTCCCAGTCGTGTTCTCCAAACCCTACGTTATCCGCAATAATAAATCGCCTCGTCTCGTCCTCTGTAAGCTCGTCTGCTCGCTTTACCCATTCATTAGGTATGTCAGTATACCCTAACTCTTTTAAAGCCTTTAGACGCATATTACCACCTAAGACTATATTCTCCTTATTGATAACCATTGGTCGCAGCTCCATCATTTTAGGGAACTCTTGTATAGACTTCTTTAGTTT